TTCCTACGGTTAATACATTACTATCAATATCATCAAAAATACTATGGTCTGACTCAAAGTAAAAGAAGTTATATCCTCCCCCAAGGTTAAGCCTTCCTGTAATTGTACCGGGAGCACTTGTTCCTATTTCTAGCCTTGCAGTACGTTTAGATATATACTTTGAAAGAATGCTACCGCTTACATCAGATGGATTAGCTTTCTGTTGCACTAGACTACCTGCAGATTTTATTTTTCCCTGTGCATCAACTGCCATATTAGTTATAGAACTTGACTCCGGTTCAGATAAATCTCTTGCATCTTTAACTGTATTTATTCCAGCGTCAAATTTATTTATAGTATATAGTTGCTTAGGCATTAATCAAGTATCTCCACATGTACCAAGTCATCGAATCCATTATCTTTAACATCTCCGTCAGAGTCCCAGTCTCCACCCCAACGAACCTTAACATTAAGTTGCTTGGCTATTCCTCTAATCATTCCACCCATATAGTGAAACCCATCTCTATTCTTCCAGTCTATAGGATAAGGAGCTAGGTCTACAGCTTTACCTTCCATATGCTTAGAGTACTTAACTTTAGTAGCTCCTTTCTTTAACAACTCTTTCTGCCTTTCTTCTGTACGTAAACCTTCTATTATAGTAACATCCATAATCTTAATAAGCTCATTAAGAATATTAACCAGTTTAGTATCTACACCTTCTAATCTTTTTTTACTTGTCTTACCAAACCTAGGCATTATGCTCTCCTTACTTTCTTTGCAACTGATTTACTATATTTAGCTTTTTGCTTTCCTTTTGCAGTAGCTCTTTTCTTAGCTCTGTTAGTACTTGCTTTTTGAGAAGGACTGAGGCTTTTTCTAACTGACTCAGGTAAGTAACGACCACGTTTCTTCTTAGGTTTTTTCTTATCACCTTTACTAACATAGTCCCACTTCTGCTTACCCCACTTAGTCAAACTATTACTAGATGACTTAGCTCCTTTATATCCACCACCTGCTTTCTTATATCTTGCAGTAGCTAGTTGAGCTTTACGTGCAGACCATTGTCCTTTTCTTCCACCTTTAGTACCAGACTTAACAGAAGAAACAATCCGTTTCCATAATGCTGGTTTTGTTTTTGTAGCTGACGCCATTATTTCTTTTTAGGCTTAGAGTGTTTCATTTGTACTTTGAACCCAGCAGTAAGGCTAGCACCCTTGTGAGGTTTAAATGCACCACTATGTTTCATTAACTTAAGACCCTTACCTGACTTCATCCAATGATAACCTGCAGGAGCTTTAACTTTTTTATTCATATTACCACTTCACCTTATCCGCCCAATAAGCAGCAGACATTTTACCTTTAGCTATATTCTTACCATGTCTTGCTTTAAACGATTTTCTTTTCATTTTCATTCTTCTTGATTCACCAGCTTTTGGTTTACCTGCTGTACTAGCACCCTTCTGACCAAACCTAATTGTTTTAATCTTAGACCCTTCCTTAGCCACAACAATATGACTTTTCTTAGGATGTCCCGGAGTACGCTTAGGCTTGTTAAATCCAGATACTCCAGCTCTTTTTAATCTAGGGTCTTTCTTGGCAGGCATACTATTTACCCTTCATTAATCCAATAACTAAGTCTTGGATAACTTCTACTAATTCTTTAAACATCTTACCTTCTTTTTCTTCCTTAACAAAAGGTATATTGATTTTATCGTTTAACATCTCAGCCATCTTATCAGAAAAATCATCTGATGCTATGTGACCTATTGCCTGCTCTTGTACTATTTCAGCTTGCTCTTCAGCCAACTTAACTAACATTGTTTTAATATCCATTATGATTCCTTTGTTTTTTTAATTTTATAATATAAATATATTATATTCATTATTCCAATTATAATACCTAATACGTATGGTAGTAAATCCATAAAGAGTAAAGCACCACTACCTACACTACCTACAGAAACTTTTAAACTATCCATTAATGTCTCCCATTGCCGTTCATTCGTGACATAATACCATCCATTCGTGATAGTTGTTTTTCTAAATCTGATACTGCTTCCATCATCTGCTCATATCTTCTATCTCTTACAGCGTCTGACTCATTCCATCTGCTAATTAATTTGATTATCATTCCTTCCATATTGTTAATACTTTCAGATTGACCCTTGTTCTCTACCTCTAATTCTTTCAAAGACTCTTGTTGAGACTCTGACTTCTTTGACAATGACATAACTAAATAAACAAGTAATGCTCCACATATACCTATCATTCCTGCTTCGCCATATATTGCCATCATGTCCATTACTTCCTCCGCTTTTTACCCCAACCCAAAGGATTGATATTTATTTCTTTTTCGTAAAACTTCACTTTTTCTGCCAACTCTTCTCGTTCAATCCTTTCTTCCACGATATGTTTATCAAGTAAATTCCCAATTCGTTTATCTGCATCAGCAAGACTATTTTCAAGTGTTCCCAATCTAGTCTCAATCCTATAGTAACCATACACGAGAGTGCCAACCAGAACAAGAATTTGTCCAAACCACTTGAGGTTAATACTGACAACAGCATTGTCATCCACAACACTACCTCTATAACTCCTAGCTGTTTTGACATCATCACTCATTTCCTCTTAACTATTTCCCAACTGTTATGTGTAAAGCACCACATATCTCTATCAAATCTTACGTTATCTGAATAAAAATGTGATGTAGAATCTTGGTCTACTACTTCAACAAATGTATACATTGGATTTTCCATATCTGCATCAATCCCCATAACCGTCCAACCGTTTGAACAACTACTTAACATAAGTGTAGTAAATATTAATATTATAACTCGTATCATAAACAACTTCAAAGTCTCCTGTTTTTAGTTTTTTAATTTTAAAATCTTTTTTATTTTTTCTTTTATCCATGACCATGCTCCAGTTTTCTTGTTTGCATTTCTGAATCTATTCTTTAACCTTTCGGTTCTCCTTATCCTCTGTAAGCTATGCATACTGCTGTTGAGTCTGTGTGATTTATTATACCATTAAAGTTTCCATATAGTATTTCACCGGGTATTAAATTAACAAACGAACTTATATTGTCTCCAATATTAGATGTTACTTTTATTTTTAAAAACTCAGTAGTACCACTAGAGTCCTTTCCTAAAGCTTGTATTGCAATCCAAGAACCAGTATCTGGGTTCACAACATTAGTATCGTGTTCAGCTATTACATCAAAGCCATTTTGACCTATTAATAGATTAGCCGCTTCTTTCTCTGTATACTTATATAAAGACATTTTAGCTTCCTACTTCTGTTATTACATGGTTTACTAGTTTATGCTTACCGATAATTACCCTACCATTACTAGTGGTATGTTTATCTTCACACTTACTAACATATAATTCTTCTATTGTTTCCCAACTATTACTTCTTCTTTCTACTTCGCCATCTATAGTTAAGAAGTATTTATATGATGAAGGGTATGTCAGGGTCTCAGTTGTACCATCTGGGTAACTCTTTGTACGAGTAGCACCGGGAGTAGTATTCCTGTATACCTTAATATCATGACCCTGAGCACACCTTCGAATCAACATTAAGCTACTTCTACCTCTTCAGGTTTAGCTAATGATTCTCTAAGCATATTGATGAACGCTTCCTTACCTACAGATAACTGGTCAGCTATAAACTGATTGCTGTTCTGTTTGTTCTGAATGTCGTTAATATGATTTACCATCATCTTTTGCTCATCAGTCATATCCTCAATGATATACTCTTTATCATCTAGGTTCAAGACTGGCTTCTTTTCTTTTTTTGCCATTATTGACTCCTTGTTAATTAATCTTTACTTGCTTCGTATGATGCTTTTATCTCATCTGTCCATAATGCACCAGCTAGTGCCTGTAATTCATCGGACTCTGCACTTACATCAGCATCGCACATAAACGATGTTCTGTGATACTTGTATGAGATTTCTGCACCATCTTCCATTATTGATATTTTTGTTCGTTTTTGAATTGTTTTAAACTCGCCTCGAATTTCGTAATCGTCTTTTGTTTCTTTTGTTAAAGCCATTTTATTGTTCCTTATTAATTATCCAATTAAGATGTAAAATATGTAAGAGTAAATGCTAAGTTCCATGCACCATCTACATTAGCATGAGTTAGATAGGCAAATGTATCGTCATCTGCTACATGAGCTATTCTAAAAAATGAACTATTTTCTTCAATATATATAAGTAACTTATTACTATCTATATTTGCATCACCATGACCAGATAAATAGACGCTTGTACTTACTGATTTACCAGCAGTATCTGTAAGGTCTGCACTATCAAATGGCAATGAAAACCTTATTTCACCTGAAGTGCTATTATCTGAAGCTATTCTAATTTCACCAGTATAAGTTACTTGCCTACCTATCTTAGTGTAAGAAGTTCTGTCGAAAGAAGTATTTAACACAAAATTACCTGAACTTGAACCAGTTATAGATGGTGTGTATAGTCCTTCCTCGTAATCATCTAAAGCATTGTCATTACTATTTCCAACTTGTGTCGCTGGAAACCTAATTGCACTTGCATAAACTTGAGCTTCCCCATCTGATGCACATAGGACAGCAGTTACATCTGAATTACCGAGAACGACTGAATTGTCTCCTGCACCAGTTGCAGTAGCACCAATTACTATTTCGTTAGTTCCTCCAACTGCACTTGTTCTTGCTTGTTGTCCAATAGTTACATTTTTAGTTCCAGTAGTAATATTATCACCTGAATATATACCAACTGCAACGTTGTTATCACCTTCAGTAACTGCACCTAAACTAGCATAACCTATAGCAGTATTTTGTAATGCCCCATCTAATGCTCCATCAAGAGAATAATTTCCTATAGAAACATTTTTAAGGCATTGAGCATTTGCCCATTGACCACCTTGAGATTGATAACCTATTGCAATATTATCTTTTGAATCGCCAGAAGTAGCACCACCCTGAGCGTTACCTATTGCATTATGACCAATAGCTATATTCCTATCACCACTTATTATTTCATCCATAGCTTGGTGACCAAGAGCAACATTGGAACTTCCAATTGTAATCTGCGAACCAGCTTGGTAGCCTACTGCCGTATTAGTAGCACCCGTTGTCAAAGCTTTAAGTGATGAATGTCCTATCGCAACTGTTCCATTTGTTGCAGTAGTCGTTCCTGTAGAATCATTATCACTTCCAAGAAACGCCTCATAACCTATAGCAACACAATTTGCAATGTTATCGCCGGGATTATTATCCATGTTCGCCATTGCTTTGTATCCAATCATAACATTTTGAGTTGAACCATGAATATTTCTACCAGCTTTCCATCCTATTACAACATTAGCACTCCCATCCGTATCGGCACTAAACGCTTGGTAACCCATTACAGTATTGTATGCTCCTGTATTGACATCTTCAGAACTTTGATAACCTATTGATGTATTCCCAGCACCTGAAGTCAAGGCATAAAGAGCCTTATAACCTATTCCAACTGCTCCATCAGCATCAGAAGTAACATTGCCATTATTCATAGCTTCATTTCCTATAGCAACTGCATATCCTACACTAACAGCACTCCCTAACGAAGCAAAACCTATAGCTGTATTATCGTGGGCATCCGTACCAGCATCTAATGAATTATAACCTATTGCTGTATTATTACCTCCAGTTGTAATTGAAAGTAATGAGTTTGCTCCTACTCCAGTATTATTACTATGACTACTTCCGTTATCTGATAATCCTGACTGACTACCTATAAACGTGTTACTGCTTCCAGTTAAATTTCCAAGTCCAGCGTATCTTCCTAAATAAGTATTGGCATCTCCAGTAGTAAGTTTAAAACCTGAAGCGTGTCCAATAGATGTATTATTCAGACCTCCACTAACTATATCATTACCAGCTTTCCATCCAAGCAAAGTATTCCCACTTGTACTATCTGAACCACCAGTACCACCACTATCATTATTACTTAGTGAGATTCGGGAGTTGTCATCAAGAACTAATCTCTTAGCACTTCCAGTAACTAAATTTATAACACTTGCTCTAACTCCAAATCCAACCAAAGCACTACCAGCAGTATTAATAGTTTGTATTGTAGGAACATTATCCGTTTCTCCAATTCCAGATGACAAAGTAAATACTTTATCTGTATCTGCTGAAATAGTCATAGGAGTTGTAGTAGAACCATTAACAGTTACATTACCAGCAAATGTGGCGTTTTGGTCTCCCATAATTGTAAAAACATTGTCAGAGCCACTTCGCACTTGAAATAATTGTACACCTGCATTTGTAGTCGCACTTTTAATTAAAGCCCCAGCACCAGTTGAAGATGTGTTTTCAATTCTAGCTCCCCAATCAGAACCAACAGAGCCTTTTACTCCTAATAATTCACTAGCAGTAAAAGCTGATGATATTGCTACTCTACCAGCGAATGTGGCGTTTTTGCTCTCATCAATTATTAGTGCTGGGTCACCTAAAGCAGTTTGTGGTGTCATACTCGATGAACTATTATTTACATAAAATTGAAGTCTACTATTATAACTACCAGCAGAATTATATCTATTGGTAAATATTCCAGCTTGTACAGAATTGTCATCTGTAAAAATCATTCCAGTCAGTAAGTCTGTTGCTGTTGCACTACCATAATCTCTATTAATTTCTAATGCACTTATAAACTCACTAGCAGATGATTCAGCTTTAGTTATTTTTACGTTACCACTAAATGTGGCGTTTTGTGAGTCATCAATTTGTAATGCTTGAGTTGATTCTGTAAAAAATCTTAAATAGTTACCAACAGTAGAACCAATTATTTTATAAGAACTATCTCCAAACTGAATTGCAGAGCCACTACTTACAGTTAAATTTCCTGAAGTATCTATTGTTAATCTAGTGCCACCATTAGTAAGAAAGTTTAAACTATGATTACTTGATGTTCCTATTAAGCCTTTTGCGGATTGTGATTGCATAAATATACTAGCACCACTTGTTCTTGTAAGTTCAAATTCTGCATTACCTGAAGATACAATGTCTAAATTATGGTCTGGACTCGCAGTTCCTATACCTACATTGCCATTTGACAATGCAGATAAAACTTCATTAGACGTGCCATTACCTTGAACTTTAAAAGCTGGAGTAGTGTCATTTGCAGTAGACCTAATTAATAATCCATAAGCTACTGCTTCCATCATAGAAGTCCATTCACCAGCATCAAGTTGAGTAATATGCAAACCTTTTACATTTTGACCATCTGTTACATTTATTACTAACCCTCCACTTATTATTTCATCGTAAGCTCCTACACCATCACCATTAACAGTTAAGTCACCATTAATAGTTACGTCACCCGATATAGTACCTCCTGCTAGTGAAACATTAAGCCTACTATTTGATGTATCTAAAGCTGCGTTGAGAGTTTCTTTTGATGTGGCTGCGTTTATGCCAATTGAATTACCCGAAGAGTCTGAATAAACTTTATTTAATACTTCTTGGGTTGTAAATTTTCTTAAGTTATCTGCCATAACTTGTACCTACTTATTGTCCACCACCACCGCTCGAATGAGCATTATTAAAATTATTTTACTGCGTAAGCATTTATAGGAGAAGCAACAGATATAATTCTTTTATTGCTTTCATTATCTGCTAATTTACTATAAAATTGTTTCATATAATGTTCTTTTTTATCA